TTTAGCTAGGGCAATGTCAGCAAGATTTAGGGTAGTATGTAAATTATTTCCCCAGGATTGGTTGTCTCCGCCAATTTCAGATTTAACAAAATCGTAGTTAGTAGTAAATGTGTTTGCCATTTATGCTTCCTCTTCTGTCCAGGTTACTGTAGTTGTTGTTTCAATGTCCCATGTTGTTGAACCGTACATATCATCACCGTACAATAATGTTCCATATAATATTGGATCTGATAGTAAATCTTCCCAAGTCTCATTCATGTGTAGATATATTTGGGCCGCATATTTAGAGTACCACCAGCATATCTGCTTTTCTCATCTGCCATCTGCAATTCCTGCATTGATCTGGCAAGTAAACCATCCCACTGTTGTGCAGATTGCTGATCCATTATATATGGTGAGGCTTGCATTAAAGTTGAGTAAAGATAAATATCTGGATGAGCTGTTAATAACCAGTTGCTTGCTGAGTCTGCCAAACCTGAAAGTGCCGGGATGTCCTGGAAATAATTTAACTGGAGAGTTACTGCTGCACTGGGTGTTGGGAGTAGCTGAATTTTAGTACCCTCAATCGTATAATATTTGGGAGTACCTACAGCATCATTATCTTTTTCCCTATAATCGTCAGACCTATCTGAAGTTATATATATCAGTCGTTTTGGTGGGGAAGTTGAAGTCAGCTCAATATTCAACATCTCAAGAAAGTCTGATGGCAGATTCACATATTGGCCTTGTGTTGAAGTTATACTCCGCACTTGCATATCTCTTGTCCTGAGGTTGCGATTAAATCCTGCTTCTGCAAGAGAAATAAATTCTGGTATCCTGGAAGTTAAATCAGACCTGTTCAGCCAGTTTGCTACTGCTGTATGTAATTCTGCTTTAGTTGAAATAGCCATTTACGATAAATGTCCTTCCCATGTTTTGAAAAATTTATTTTCTGGTAAGTCTAGCCACTTTAATAGTCGTTTAGAATCTTGTAGTATTCCCTCTCGTTGTAATCGTGCCGCAATTACTGGTGGGATCTCTGCGACATGCCTATCATTTGCAGAACGCATAACAGGCTGTTCTCTTAGGAATTTTGTATAATCTAGTGTTGCTTGGACATCTTGTTCCTTTGTAATATGAAATGTCCCATCTCCATCTTCAGTATGCACATCAGTTTTAACACCTAATGTGTTACTTAAATTTGTTGTTGCTTTTGGCATAAAATATAGGGCCCCATTTCTGAGGCCCATAATTATAATTTACGGATTAATGTCAGCTACAAGACCATGTGCGGCTTCATTATCAACCTGCAATCCACCTTCCCAAGTAATAAACCTGGAAGTTGCATCACCGGTTGTACCTAATTCACTAACTTCGAAAGGTCGAAGTTGAGCAACTTTAGCATATTCCGGATTAATAAGCCAGCCATCACCAGGTCGTTGAAAACGATTGGCATGAACTGTATAAGTTCCAAAATCACCAATATATACTGATACATTAGCTTGCACTTCATCAGCCTTGGAAGGTAATGCTACAACCTGAGTTGCTGATGCTCTACCTCCAAATCCACTGATTGTTTGCTTTTGTGCAGAACCAACCATAATCATACTTGGTTGATCACCAGAATTATCAAAGCAACTCTTCATTACAACTTTTAGAATTGGCTCAGTTAAAGTCCTGTCAGTACCTTCAGCTCTAGCATCAGTTCCTCCAGCTGTATCAGTTGGATTAGCTGGTGAGCCTGTGTGAGTTACCGGACAGTTGGTTGCAACATAAGAACATAATCCTGCAGTTGTTCTTGCAGCAGTTGCCGAACCTGTATTTACAATAGAGGCCCCTAGTACTAATGTTTCAACGTCACGTTTCATTGCTCTTGAAATAAGGGCAATTTGATGTGCCATTGCATCAGATACACCTGCACGATTAATTGCAGCTTGTGTTCCTGTTACTGAAGCAGATCTTACCAATATTTGACATTGGTTCGAACTACGAGCAGTATTTGTTGCGGCTGCAGTGACAACTGTATTACCCTCTATCTGTGCTGTAGTAGCAACAGCAGGGAGTGCTTCAGTCTGCCACTCATATTTTGTATTACTTACGCTACGTTTACCTACTGCAGATACAAAAGGGGTTTCTTCTGGAGATATATTATATATCACATCAGAAAGATCTTCCCTAATACCCTTAGCAGTATAAGTATCCAGCGCTGCGGTTACTTTTGCCATGTTATTTTTCCTTTACAACAGATGTTTAAAAATACTTTCGGCATCAGACATTTTGCCTGATTTTGCCAGTTTCATTTTGGCTTTTGAAACAGATGTGTGTTTCCTAGGCTGTTGGGCTGCTGAACCAGGAGTTACTGATCTAATAGCTTCCTTTATCGGTCTGAGCTTTGCTGCTCCTTTACCAGATAAACCAGAAGCTTTCATACCAGTTCTCAAAGCTAATACTGCCCTACTATCATAGATTTGATTAACTTCCTCAGGCCTATATCCAATACTCTGGGCATATTGCTTGATTTCGCTTTTCTCTCTAGCCATCACTTGTGGATCTTTCCACTCTGGGATTGCATCTAATAAAACATCATGTTGTTGTGTTATGAATTGCTGCATTTGAGATTGTTGCTCCTGCTGTTGTTCTTGTTGCAGTCGGAATTGCTCTTGCTGTAATTCTAACGATCTCTCTTTATTGGTACGAAACTCTTCTTTTTGTTTCATCCATTGGAGAGGATCAGCTTCATACAATTGATCCCAATCTGGTTCTTCAGTAGATTGAGTCTGTCGTTCTGAAACTAATTTATCAACAGTCTGCTTATAGTGGTCCCTTTGCCGTAAAAGAGCCTCTTTATCTGCTTCAACTTGCTTTTTATCATTAGCAAGTGCCTGTGTCTTTTTTGTATAATCACTTTGCCGTTGGTAACCTTGTAAAGCTTCATCAAGGGTGATCTCCATGTCTTCACCATCCAGCTTAATAGGATAGTATTTATCACTGGGAGATTCCTGTTCTGTTACTTCTTCTTGTTCCTCTTGCTCAGTAAATTCTGCTTCGGGAGTCTCTGATTCGGTTTCAACTTCCTCTTGAACTTCCTCGACAGTATCGGATTCCATCTGTTGTTGTTTCTCGGCCGGAGGGCCGGACAACACTGACTGAATAGATTCTTCGGCCTGTTGGAGTCCTGTTTCCATGGTTGCTCCTTGTAAAAATGTTAATTACGTTTCCGCTTCATAGATTTCTGAAGTCGGTCTTTATGAAATTCACCTCTTTGCATTATAACAGATAGATGTGTCCGGAACTCTCCTATTGCCCAAACCAACTGCCATAATATATCTCTTTCTTCCTTATCTCCAGTTTTAGACTGCTTCCAAGCTGAGATATATTCTTCCTCCATTTTACTTAAAGCTCCTTGTAAAAGTGGATCATCTAGTATCTCCCTAGCACGCTCGGCGTTCCTCACTTCCTTTTCTTCTTCACTCTCCATATTACTCCAATAATGGCTGTTGTTGTCCTTGTTGTCTTGCAGCTTCTCCTGCCAATATACCAGGTGGTAACGCACCATAGTAAAATTTCTTATCCTTTAATGCTTCAAGTTTTTTATTGCCTTTTATTTTAACTGATAATACTTTTGGTTGTGTATCAACAAGAGATTTTGGTATATCAAAAATATTACTCTGTGAAATTTGTTGTACTAAAATATCATGAGAAGACTCAATATCCGATAAATGCTCTTTCAGTTCCTCAATCTCATCCATATCCCATACCATTGGATGACTTAATAATTCATCCATTGACATTAAATCTGCTTGTGAAAGAGATCCGACTGTATATGCAGGAGGCATTTCATGGTATGGATAATGCACTTGTATATCAAAAATACCTTCAATACGATCTGATATATCCCTTAAATTTTCAAGTGTGCCCTGTATATCTTCTGGTAAACTTTGTATTTGTCTCAAACCTTCTGTAGTTCGATGTAATTGGTCCCATTCAATATCAGGTGTAATTGGATCTGGTCTAGGTTCCCATGGAATCATTGGGTTACCAGTCGGATGTTCTGGTAAATTCAGATGCCCTGTCTGAGTATGTTGGGGATGAACAGGCCCATCGTAATCAGCAGTATATTGATTTATATGTATTGGCATATATTCAACATTTTGTTTAGTCAAAACTTCTTTAGCATCCAAAAGTGGGTCACCTGCTATTTCATATCTTTTTATTAAATTAATTGCATTAAATATTTTTGGGTCATCATGAAACATTTCATATAAACGACCATCTTCAATTATATTCCCTCCATCTGCATTATCTTGTAAGGAAAAAATTTCACTCTCGAAATATTCATCTGCAGTAAATGGTTCCCCTCCTTCGTCTAGTGTAAACTTAGGCTTTTCAACTCCAGTTTCGTCCGGAATTACCCTTACGCCATACATGCCTCTTAATTCTTCTTCTATATGTGATAATTCTATCTGCCTAGTATTTGGATCCATTAAATGAACCCACTGATTGTCCACAACTCCTGCCCATGATGGAATATTACCATGTATTTCAATGTGTTTCATTGCTTTATACATCCCATTTAATTTTTCTGCAGTAAGATTGCTAATTTCTCCACCCTCTATTGCATTATCCAAATCAACTAAAAATTCCCCAGAAGTACGGTATTGTTGATGAAATGGTATAGATTCTGCAGTACCAACAAATATTTCACCGTTGTTAACGCCGTTAAACATAAATAACCTATCATGGATTCCAGGTGGATATTCATCTAAATTTTCCCAATCAACACCTTCCATAACATCCATATTACCATTTCCAATCCTCTCCCTAGAGCGTATATCTGTTAATTCCCTTTGTTCAGGAAGTAATGATGCAGGGTTGTAAATAGCACCAGGAGTATTGTCTAAATAATCCCCGGTAGGTCTAACTCTATTATTAATTGCTCCTGCATAACCTCTAACAGTAGATACTAATTCATCAGAATGCCCTCTCGCCAATGGTACATCACCTTGTGCCAGTGCTGCATCAAATTCTTCAAGGCCTCTCCAACGGTTTGTTTCTTCTCCGGCCTCACTCAAAGTTCCAAAGGATATATACGGAGGCTCCCTATGCCAGGCAGTTCTTATACCAAGTTCCTCTAAAGCTCCCCTGGCCCGGGTAACTTCTTCATTATCAAGAAATGCTATTCGAACTTGATCTTCTACTTCGTTAGCCGCAGCTGCTACATCTTGGTTTATTTGGAGGCTCCTGCCTGTTTCATCGATGTGTGTACCCAATGGGATTATTTCTAATTCTAAATCTAGGTCCTTGAATTCTTCTTTTAAGATTTTAGGCATGGTCCTATCATAAAGTACTTTTAAATTTTCGGCACCAATTTCAACATCTTTAAGATCAGTAATTACTGTTTTAGTATTTAATTTAGCTTTATTTATAATTTTCTCAGCCAAATCATTTCCAAATGTAGCAAAAAGTCCACTCTCTGAATAATGATTAACTTCCTTTTCAATTTTAGTTCCAGATTTACTATATGCTTCTACAAGATAAGGATACTTTTCTCCACTTACTGTTTTATATCCTATTGGCTCACCATGTTCAATAACAGGATAACCTCCACCTTCTTTAAATTCCTTTCGTTTGATTTCAAATTTATCGCCCCTAGACATTTTTTTAATTTTAACCTCATGAACATTATACAAACTTGATAAACCAATTTGGTTGGCAAGTTCACTAGATCCAAATGTAACCCTATCAACACCAGCATCCACTCCCATTTTAATTTGTTTTTTAAGCATGAGCCGTAACCATTTTTTTTGATCCTTTGGATATATAAATGGAATCTTTTGAGCAGCATTTAATGCACCCATTTTATCTATTAATTTCTTTTTTTTAGCTCGTAAAGTTTTTATTTCAGCATGATTATCATTTATAATAGCAGCAAATTTAATTCCCTCTGGTGACCTGCCAGCTTCATGATCCATTGTTTTAAGTTGGTCTGTTAAATTCCTATTTTCCAATTGCATTTTATAAATTTCGTCATCATAACGGCCAATATCAAAAACTCCTTCTCTTGTTGCCCGTTGTGCCCAATCACTTTGGTCCTCATGAAAACTTAAATGTTTTTCTCCAGTTTGTTCACCAATACCTGGTCGATGGTCATAACGCATATGACCTATAGCATTTGGTTCACCATGATGAGGAGCAGATTTATCATCTTGCCATTTTTGTGGATACCTTTCAGCTATGGCAGGATCCGGTATGATTTTAGAATCTACACTCATAGAACTTGGATCAGTCACCTCAAAAAATTGTGCACTTGTATCTTCCGGATAGTGATTAGGATATATATTTTCAAGAAATTCCTGATCAGTTGGGTCAAGTTCATCAAAAGATTTTTGATGCATATCCTGAGCAAGTTGATCAAGATTAATAGAAGTTTCGAGAGACATAGGTGGGGTTTTACCATGATAAGTCAAAACAACCATTTTACCATTTGTACCACCATCTGGTACATACTGTTCGGCAAATCGAGTAGATTCTATTTCTCTAATGTCTAAATTATGTTCAGCCCAAAACTCCTCAAGATCTTTCAAAGAAACTGTTGTATCAATTTTTTTACCTTTTGCATGTTCATTTTTATAATCATTTAACCACCCATCAAACCCAGAATATCCCCTGATCTGTTTATTATAAATTTGAGATTTTTGGGGGTCAGTCTGATTAATCATTGCTTTTAATTTATCTTTTGCAATAAATACATCACCAGATTGACCCTCTGCATTTAAATTTGATAAAAGTTGAGCTGTATCTTCCATCCCTTGATTTGCAAATATTGGATCACCAGCTCCAAATACTCTATTTAAAGCTTTATTACCTCTACCAAGAGCTTTAATTCCTTTTGAAACACCTCTTATTCCAGCTATGGGAGCAGCAAATATAGCCCCAGGAGCCATAAGTTCACCAAACAAGCCAGCTCCAGAAGTTGGATCTCCACCCATTTTAGAGTACAGGTCAGGTGTTGTTCCCTTGTATTCTGGGACAAATTCCTGTTCTTTATAACCGGGGTGGCCACCTGGCCGCATTTGTGTTAATCGTTGAGCCTGTGATACACCTCCACCAGGAGCTAATATGGATGCAATATCCATTGGGAGACCAGCTTCGGCTGCAGCAATACCCTTTACAAAATCGGCAGGGTTACCCATTGTTGCAGACTTTCCTTCCGTTCTTTTAATGTTTTCTAGAACCTTTTTCCTCTGGCTAATCGGTATATCATCCCATTGCCGTTGGCTCATAAATGATGGTTTTCGGGGGATTATACCGGGGCCGGTGTTTTCAGTTTTTCTAAGACCAGTGCGTTTACGCATTAGGTGGGCCTTGTGGTTGTGGTGGTTGTTGTTGTTGTTGTTGTTGTTGAGCCTGAGCTAGCATTTGCTGTTGCTGAGCCTGTTGTGCCTGTTGGGCTTGTTGTTGTTGTGCCTGTTGTGCTTTAATCATTGCCTCACGTTCTTTGACTGCTTCACGGTTACGTTCAAGATTTGCTTTTATTTTCTCAGTATCCAGTTTTGTATTATATTTGGCTTCCATATCCATGATCGACAACTGAGCCTGGGTTTCATTCCTATCTTTCTCTCTATCATCCAGACGAATCATTTTTTCTCGGTCAAGTTCAAGTTTGCCCATATCATTTTGTGCATCAGACTGAGCTTTCTGAGCTTGAATTTGAATATATTGTTCCTCTGGAGAAGGAGGTGGAGGCTCTGGAGGTGGAGGAGCTTGATACTTGGCCGGATCACCAAAGAAGGCTTCCGGATCTTTAAATCCTGCCAACTGTACCATTCGGGAGAGAGTCGTATGGTACTGGCCCAAATTAACAATAGGATTTTCTAATCCATACTGTTGGAGTAAAGTCTCCTGCTTTTGAGCAATGGTTGACAGGAATTGCATTTTCTCCATGTCATTTCCAGCACCAAGAGGAATATCAACCATTACATCCATATCTGCATCCCAATACCTAGGATCTATTGGAATCCACTGGTTCCTCAATCTGGTCATCATTTCTCTATCTTGGTGCTTGTGTATTAACTGGAGAATACCTTTATAAAGTGGTTTTAGTCCAGATTCAGCAAATATCCGTGCAATCAACTCAATGTGGGCATGGGCAGCCTTTACAGTAGAATCAACAGCAAGTCTAGTTGCAGATTGTAAGTTTTCAGAGTCCATTCCCTGAGATGCCTTTGTGATACCTGTCCTCGTGGACTTGATTTCATCTAGCATCCCAAGGATTGGTAGGGCTTGAGATCCAACAAATGGCATATCCAATTGAGTAACAGCCCCGGGGGATCGAGCTCTAATAATAGAACCAACCTCAGTATTTAAAACATCTTTCAAATTAACAGCATTTTCCAGTACTAGCATCCGTGGATTTACTGCCATTACCAGAGAATCCATTACATTTCTTAATATTGCCGACTTGATCCTCTGTATATCGGCCACTATATCAGTAATTGAGGCACCAATCGCGGTATGCGGTTCCGGTGCAGGGCAAAACAAGACAAATGGAATATAGTCGCAGGGCCCGTTATCAACAACATTATGTGTGTTTCCAATCGTACATATCCGTCTCAATTCTGAAATACCATCTTGATCAACATCCAAATTTATATATGATTCACAATAAAGAACTTTTCTCTGTGCAGGTTCCATATGTGTACGACCCCGATCCGGAGCATCCGAGTGACGTGAAATAAATTCTTCATTACTACCAAATGCTCCATCATTGGACGAATGTTCCTCCAACATTTCTGGATCATAACCTAAACTTGTTAATTCAGAAATTGTTTTATAGGATCGATGGGATACTATGTCTGCATCCATCACACTTTTTGCTCTGCGATCAATAAGGAACTCTTCTGGTGGTAAAGCTTCAACTCTGATCTTACCCTTCTTTGTCCTTCGCTTAACAGTAACATTAAAAAGTGGGATACCTTCTGGAGTTTGATCTGTCTGCTCCATTTCCACCGATTCCACATCGTCCTCACCTGCAATCATCTGGGCTTGTTGTTCATCAAGACCACTGAATTTAGAGCTTTTTACTGTTTCGGCTTCCTCCCACCAATATTTCATTACACCTGTTCTACGGATAAGAGCATCCTGGAATACAGACATCATCGTATTGAAGAAGTCTGGTTGTTGTTCCATCAACAGGTTGTTAATATAATCAGAACATTGTTTGGCCATCTGTACATCTTCAGGGCCATTTGGGGTAAATGTGAGGATATTTTTCGTACCAAAAAAGATACGCATCATGGAGGGAAGTATTGAATTGACAGTATCCCGAACATCATAAGAGACAACACCAGATCTCCCTTCATCATCTTGTTCAGGGATATGTCCAGAATAGTATTTGCCAGAGGTTATTCG